TCAATCCATTAGTGGCTGAGAGCCGCAAGTATAGAAAAAGAGCACAGTCGTCAGAAGCTGAGCTCGCAAAACTGCAAAAGCAGATTGCCAATGATCGTGAAAAACAAATGGAAAAACAAAACGAGTGGCAAGCGCTTGCAGAAGAACGTGCAGCTAGACTAGCCGAGCTTGAACCGATTGTGGAACAAGCACGAAAAGACGAGTCTGCATTAAGAGAACAAATTCTGAACGATTTAAGTGAGGAAGACCGAGATACTTTTGGCGATCTGCCATTGCCAAAACTTCGAGCTCTTCATCAAAAATTGACTCAAAACAATCAACGATTAGCCGTAGCAAACAACCCGGCAGTCCCAGCGAATGAATTGCCAGAAGATTGGACTAAGATGGATAGAAATAGTAGGTCCAAAAATTGGGATAAGATTGTTGCTCGGTATCGGAAATAAAAGGAGGTCCTAAATGGCCTTTGGACAATGGGGTGGAAATACTACCCAAGGTTCAGCAACTGGAGATTTAACCGCTGATCCAGCACATCTTGATGTGTTCATACCAGAACTCTGGGCGGATGGTAGATTAATGCCGTTAGTGTAAGCGATTACATTAATTATGATTGCGGAATTAAGCGGGAAACCTAAGTGCGAAAGCATAAGGCAATCCGAACTGAAGATCACACGAAGTGTGACCAAGGGCAGAGCATAGCTAGTGAAAAGATATAATCTAGCCAAGAGTCCGCAACTACTCATGCAGTAGAAAAGATATGCCGATACTCCATAGAAATGTGGAGAGTTAAGATAAAAAGCTTAACATGAACAAATGATTTACCGCTATTTTGAAAAAAGCTTAATCTTCAAACCGTTTTTTGATGATTACTCAGCACTTTGTAAAGGTAAAGGGGATACGATTAACATTCCTACCGTACAAGAAGTTGCTGTAGCTACAAAGCTAGAGAACAATGGTGTGACTTACACAGCTAACACAGAAACAGCAATTAGCTTACTAATTGACCAACACAAGTATAGCGCAAAGTTATTTGAAGACATTGCGATGATTCAAGCAAATGAAATGTTGTTTGACAAGTACGCGCAGTCAATGAGTTATGGTTTAGCAAAAGCTGTCGATACTCACATCATGGAAGAGCTTGATGCGATGGGTACAACACAAACATTAGCGGCTGACAATAGTATGTCTAATGCTGATGTTGAAACTGCACTTGGAACATTGATGGCTAATGACGTGCCAAAAGAAGAGTGTGCTTTCTTTGTGAATCCATTGATCTATGCTGACTTAATGAACTCGAAAGCATTTATTGCTGCACCGAACAGTCCAGCTAATTATGCTACTTCTGGTGCATTAGGTAATGTAGTTCCAACTGGTTTTGCAGATAACTCTGTGATGGCAACTGGAAACGTGGGTGTGCTTTTTGGAATACCAGTATTTACTACTAGTATCATACCAACAACGGCTGATACTGGTACAGAAGTTGGATATTTGGTCCATAAAAGTGCAATCGCAGTTGCAGTTCAGCAGAATATCAGAGTACAATCAGAATATAGTGTCGATTTCCTCGGTACAAAAGTAGTAGCTGATTGCATTTTTGGTGCTAAAGCAACCACAGCAAATCACGTTAAAGGAATTGAGTTCTTAAATCCTTAAACCGTATTGTTGCATCTAATAAAAAGGGACGGCTTTTGTCGTCCCTTTTTGTATTAAGTAACAAGGAATTATTATGATCGTATTAAAAAAAGAAAATCACTATCGCCATTGTGCGACACGCGAAGAAGCGCAAACACTCGTTAATGATGGTTATGAAGTCCAAAAGAATAAGCTTGGCGGTCCAAAGATCGTGAAAGAAATCAAAAAAGCAGCACCAAAAAAGAAGATGTTTAGTAAGAAAAAATAACTTTTAAACATGGCTCGTTCACGGTCTGCCACAACCTTAGAGATGGAGAAAATGTATGGCAACAAGTAATTTACATAGATATACAGCGCAAGAAGCGCTAAACATTATGACCGCAGCTGGTGGCTGTGATTACGTCACAAACGCTACCGTTAATTCAAACACTTACTGTGCAATCCAAGCTTTATCTGTTGATTGCGTAGTAACCGCAACTTCAACCGATACAGATATTTGGGATACACTTACTGACGTAACCATATTAGCCGGGCAAACCATTTATGGCGAGTGGTCCAGTGTTACTGTAGCAAGTGGCGATTTTGCATTAGTTTACAGAAAAAGTAGTTAGGAGAGAGTATGGCAAACTTACATAAACGATCAGTTCAAGAAGCATTAAACGTCACAGTTGGTGGTGGTTGGAGTGTGAATGGTGTTGGCACAGCTGGATCAAGTGCTGACCCAGCAAATACAACTCATTTAGCTTTAGCCACTATGACTTCTACGCTTGGAGTTTACAGCGCAGTAGAAATTTATTTTAATTTTACAACTTCTGAAACCAATGTCAATGCATCTAATGATTTATTAATTCCAAAAAATACCATGATTTTTTTAACAGTGCCACGCGGACTTGGAAATACGGTGTACTTTAATTATAACTCAACCAGTACAACTACTGGTGCAGTACGCACGGTGGAGATTTAAATGTTTAGTAATATGGGTCAATCCAACCCAGAAGATTTGGGTAATGGTGGTACGATTGATGGCAATATAGTAATCACAGGAGATTTACAAGTTGATGGTGGTGGATCACTTAGCTTTGATGAAATAATAGAAGGAACGCAAGTAATAGATGTAACTAGCACCGAAGCTCTATTAGTTAGAAAAAATGGAGATGGTGGCGATATATTTATTGTAGATACTACAAATTCAGAAGTAGATGTGTTTGGCACATTAAATATAGACCAAAATAGTAACGCATCGTCTTTAGTTATTGACACAGAAGCTACATCTGCTCATGGGATATATTTTAATTCTCCAACAATAACAACTGGTCATGGATTATATTTTGCTTCTCCATCAAACACAGAGGGAAGTGTTATCATGGTAGATGGTGCAAATAGCTTAACAACTGGAAGGTTAGCATTTCTTGGCTCTAATAGTGCAAATACATCTACAAGAAATTTAGTTGAAATACAAAATATAAATGCTAATGCTACTGGAGCAACTGCGTTAAAAATTACACAAAATTCTACTGGGTTAGCTTTAGATGTTGATGGTAAAGTCGCTATTACAACTGCTAATAACGAAGACACATTAACGCTTATATCAACAGATGCAGATAATAATGCTGGAGCATATTTAAATATTTATAGAAATAGTGCTTCTCCAGCGGATAATGACCAGTTAGGTCAAATTACATTTACTGGCAGAAATGACAATTCTCAAGATGTAGATTATGCAAGAATTATTACGCAAATAAGAGATGCGAGTGATGGTAGTGAGCTTGGTAGATTTGCAATTAATACTATGATTGCTGGTGGAATATATAGCAGAATTAATGTAATGCCGACAGAGACTGTCTTTAATGATGAAAGTGCAGATTTAGATTTTAGAATTGAATCTGATGCAAATACAAACGCTTTTTTCTTAGAAGGCTCAACTGGAAATATAGGAGTTGGAGTTTCCCCAGACACTAATATGCACATCCATAAAGCAAGTGCTGGTTCTGTTGATTCTTATTCTGAAAGTGTTTTAACGCTTGAAAATAGTGGCAATACAGCATTAAATATTTTAAGTGGTAACTCTAATCATGGGCAAATAGCTTTTGGAGATGATGGTCAAAATGATGATGGTATACTAGGATATGACCAATCTACAAATAAAATGTATATTCTTACAAACCACAGTAATACCAAAAGATTTGTTGTAGATGCAAGTGGGAATATAGGAATTGGAACTGATACGCCCTCAAGCTATAATGACCATGCAAATCAATTAGTTGTTGCTGGTTCAAGTAACGCTGGTATAACTATTGTAGCTGGAACTTCTAGTGGAAGTAAAATACATTTTGCAGATGGAACAGGTGGTACTTCTTCTTACAGAGGATATATAAATTATACTCATAGTGATGGTAGTCTATCAGACTATTTTGCTATTGGTGCGGGTGCTGCTACAAGAATGATAATAGACTCCAACTCTCGCATTTCATTATCTAATAATGATAGTGGATCTCAAAATACAATTTTTGGAAATTTAGCTGGAGATGACATAGCGTCTGGTGCAAATTACAACGTTTTTGTAGGTTTTAATGCTGGTCACGAAAACAAATTAGGTGACCATAATATAGCACTTGGTACAGCCGCTATGGACGCATCTTATATTGATGATACTCAAGATGCTTTAACTATCAACAATGTTTTTATAGGTAGCAATACTGGTGGTGGTACTTGGGTAACTTCAGCATCACATTCAAATACTGGTATTGGAAGTGGAGTTATGGCTGGTGCTATGAATGGAGCAACTAATAACACAGCAGTTGGATTTGAATCATTAAAAGCTATTACTACTGGTGACTCAAATACATCTGTCGGTCTTGGAAGTGCAGATGCCCTTACTACTGGAAATCAGAATGTTGCTCTTGGAACATACGCTTTAAGTGCTTCACAAGTTATAGATAATGCTATAGCTATTGGATATGCATCTTTAAATAATCTTGCTACTAGCGATGCCGATGGTACAATCGCTATTGGTTATGCGTCATTAAATTTTCTTACATCTGGTCAAAACAATATAGGGATTGGATATGAATCTTTGCGTGAAACCACAGTAGGAGATTACAATACTGCAATAGGCTATCAAGCTATGTCAAGAGATGGTTCACTTGCAAATATACATAATACTTTTGTAGGTCAAGGTATTGCATCTGGAGATTGGACAACTACGGCATCTACTCATAATACTGGTTTAGGTTCTGGTGTAATGCAAGGTGCTATGAATGGAGCAACTCATAATACTGGAATAGGTTTAGATGCTTTAAATGCTCTTGTATCTGGTGACGAAAATGTAGCTGTCGGTGCAAATAGTGGAGATGCTCTTACTACTGGTATAGAAAATACACTTGTAGGTACTGGTTCTGGTAGTGCTTTACAAACAGTTAGTGGTAATACTGCTATTGGTAGGTATGCCTTATATACTTCTACTGCCGCAACAAATTGTGTCGCTATTGGACTTCAAGCCATGTATGCTGGAACGGCAACGGCAACTGGAACTGTAGCCATTGGAAAAGATGCACTTGTTAATCTTTCATCTGGTGCTGAAAACACAGCAGTAGGTTATCAAACTGGATTAAATAATGCTAGTGGAGGTTATAACAGCTATTTTGGATATAAAGCTGGTTATGGTGGTTCTGGAAATGAAAGTTTTAATACTGGAGTAGGTAGAAATAGCTTAGTGGCAATTACTTCTGGAGCACAAAATACAGCCATAGGAAATAATAGTGGAGAAGCTATTACTAGTGGAGGTATAAACACAACTTTAGGCGACAATGCTGGAGATACATTAGCTACTGGTTCTTACAATACGATTGTAGGTGGTTCAGCAGATGTGAGTGCTAGTGATTCTGCGAATCAAACTGTTTTAGGTTATGGAGCAACTAGTCAAGGAGACAATTCAGTAACATTAGGAAATGCTAGTGTAACAGATGTTTATATGTCTCAAAATTCTGGTGCTTATGTACACTCTCAAAATGTACCTAATATTACAGCCAATTCTATAAGTTCACCTTACTATCGGTTTGATGGTAGTGATGATTATATCTCAATAGCTGATAATGCATTAATTGATGATATTTTTGATAACGGTGGAACAATCAATGCTTTAATATATCCATTAAGTGATGGTGAAAGTGACTTAGGTAGAATCGCAGATAAAAGTAAATGGGCGTTTTATGTTTCTAGTGAATCTGGTGGATTTGTAAAGCTGTCTTTTCATCATAGTTTTAGTAGTGGCTCTCCAACTTATATAGGAAAATGGTCTACTACATCTGCAATTGTTCCTATTAATGCATGGAGTCATGTGTCTATGACTTACAATGCCTCTTCAACAGATGAAAATGTTGTTTTTTATGTAAACGGCGTTTCGGTAGCAGTTACAGAGGACGATGACCCAGCTGGTACAAGAACATCTGATGACTCTTACGTACTTCATATAGGAACTGGCTCTGGGGGAACAGGCAATGCTTTTGATGGTCAGATTTCTGATGTTTCTTTTTACAATACGGCTTTAACAGCCACAGAAGTTAAAGAAATGTATTCTGGTGCAAGTGTACCATTTAAGTATAAAGGTGCAAATCAGACTGATATGGTTACCAATGGTGGATTTGCAGATGGTTCTAATTGGACTATAAATGGAGGATGGGATATAAATAGTACAACTTCTGGAAAAGCAAGATTTTTAGATG